CGTTCCCTGTCATCTTGCATCTGAAGTCCAGGGAACTCTTTCCGTTAAAAATGAAGTAATCAAACAGGGGAATGATTCTGCTCATGCGAATACCTCCTGCACGCTCTGGATCTGATCCATGATCTTCTCGGATACCGCATCAGCGAGGTCTTCGAGATCCATGCTCGGATCTGCCGCGATCGACATGTTTATAGTCACGTTATTCGAGGCCCCAGCGCGCTGTACGGCCGCCGTTAATGTGTCGAGGAGTGTTTCCCTTCCGATCACTATTTCGCCTCCAGATCCGTCTCCGAAGCCCTTCAGACCGGACGCTGTCGGGATCACCGTCGGCGTGTTGAACATGACGGCGTTTTGATACGCCTTTTTGTACCACGCGATCGAGAACGATGGAACGCTCGGAGGCATCAGACTGAAGGATCCGCTGATCGAGATGTGCGGAAGTTTCAGATGCGGAAGACTCCAGGAAAAATTCATGATGCTCTTGATCCTATCGACGGCAGTCTGGACTGCGCTCTTCGCGGCGTTGATCTTTTCGGTGACTGAATTCTTGATGTTCGTGAATGTCGTTTCAATGTTTGTCTTCATCTCGGTGAATTTGGTTTTGACGGATTCCGAAACGGTTCCGGCCCACTCCCTCACCTTGTCCCAGTTCTGATAGAGCAGAACACCGGCGGCGACTGCTGCAGCGATGGCCACGGTGAGAGGTCCGCCGAGGATTCCGATCACGGTACCGATCCCGGCCACGAGTGTGCTGCCGACTGTCATGAGCGTCCCGACTGTGGAGATCACTGTTCCGATGACGGTCACGACCGGACCAACCGCCGCAACAATTCCGGCGATCTGGATGATCTGCTTCTTCTCGTCTTCGTCGAGTCCGTTCATCCAGTCTCTGAGGCCTTTCACGCCTTCCGTCACCTGTGAGATCACTGGTGCGAGAACATCCATCATGACGGTGCCGAGCTCAGCACCTGCGAGCTTCAGCTCGTTCAGAGTCATGTTCCACTCGTCCCATGGATCCTGCGTCGCTTCGAATGTTGTGGTGACTGAATCACCCCAGTCCTTCACAGTGTTCGTGAAGTCATCGAACGAGAGCCGTCCTTCCTGGATTGCCGCCGCGAGCTGTGGGCCAGCCTTCGCACCGAACAGCTCGGTTGCGAGTGCCATCGCCTCCGTGTCGGTCTGAGCGTTTGCCATTGACTGCGTGAGCTCGTCAATCGCTTCGCTCATGGTCTTCCCGTCCTTCGTGGCGTTCTGCAGAGCTTTCTTCAGACCAGCCATGACGGCAGAGCTGTCGATTCCGTTTTTGTTGAGATTGGCCATGAACCCGATCGCGGTATTCATCCCAAAACCAAGCTCCTTCAGAGCTGTCGAGTTTGTGGTGAGATCCTGCGCGAGTTTGTCAACGGACACACCTGTGTCCTGTCCTGCTTTGTTCAGAATGTCGAGGATGTCTGCGGCTGAGTCTGTCTCAACACCAAAGGCAGCCATCGCTGCCTGCACGCTGTCGATCGATGCGGTGACGTCCACTCCGTTCAGCTCCGCGAATTTGAGGAATTGCCTGGACAGATCCTCCAGCTCCTCGCCTGTGAGTCCGAACCTGGTGTTCACCTCGCCGATCGCGTCGCCCGCTTTCTCAAACGAAACAGGGACCGAAGTCGCGACGCTCTCCATGGATCTCTGCAGAGACTCCAGAGCTTCGCCTGTCGCGCCGGTTTTCTTGATGATCGTGTCGTATCCTTCATCGACGTCCTTCAGCGCAGCCACCGAAGCGGCACCTGCCGCCATGATCGGACCTGTCACTTTCGTGGTCAGATCCTGACCGACTTTCGAGATCCCGTCACCGATGTCCTGCAGTTTTTTTCCGGACTCTTCCAGATCCTTCGTGAACTTGTCGAGGCCGGTCATGCTCGAGAGCTGATTCTCGAGTTTTGCCAGCTCAGTCTCCGCGGAGACTAATGCCTCTTTCCACTTCAGCGACGCCGTGCTGTTCTCTCCGGTCTTCCGAACTGATTCGTCGTACATCGCCGAGAGCTGAGAGATCCGATCCTTCTGTGTCGCGATCTGCTTGTTCAGGATCTCGATCTGCGCAGCGTTTTTCTTTTTCGCGTCGGCATCCTTAGCGAAGACCGCCGAGGTTCTTTCCATCTCAGCCCCCAGAGTCTTCTGCTGCTGGATGATGTTATTGATCGCTTTCCTATAATCGGCCTCGCCGTCGATTCCGATCTTCGGTCCAATGTTTACAGCCATGGCGTCTCCCTTCTGTTTATTCCAGAGCTATCGCCTCATCAAACGACCAGACTCTTGTCTGCTGTTTCGGCAGTAGCTCGCCTTTTTCGATTTGATAGCACGAAATGAGGTCCTTCATTTCACCCATGCGAGTGAACAGGACCTCGTTTCGTGTCATGCCTAACCTCCGGCCATAGTAGTAATACCAGGCAAAGTCCAGCCGGATCTTTATGCCTTTGCCTTTTTTGCGTTTTTTGAGGACTTGACCGGCTGAGTCTCCACGCTGATCCTGTTGTCCTTGGTCATGCAGCTGCTGATCTCTTTCTCCAGCGCTGCGATTTCAGAGAAATGCATGAATCGAAAATCGTCTTCAGTCAGGTAGTCCGGAACATAGTCCGGATCCTCATAGTGGCGATGGTCTTCATATCCGCGATTCAGTGCGATCGCGACCATGATGTCCGCCTGGATCTTTTCCTCTGATCCCTTCTCATAGAGTTCTGTCATTCTCCCGAGATCATTCCCGGGACAGTGCTCTGAGATCTCCTTATGGGCCTGAACATTGAATTCGAATCCTCTCTCTTTGCCGTTAATCTTCACGGTCATGTCCTCCTTTTTTTGTTGCCCTGACTTAAGTGTTCACCGAAGTGTCTACCGGCGTCAGAACGATGCCGAGCTTTGTCTTGAGAGCGGCCAGCGCGTCAGCTTCTGCGTCGAAGTCTGCGCCGATCCACTTCCAGTCGTGATTGGCGTTGTCGCCACGGTACAGCTGAGCAGTCAGATCCTGAGTCTGCCAGTCAATGCCGTCATCGCCTTCGGTTGTCGCCGCATCCTGCGGGATGTCGAATCTCGCTTTCACGAGGACCATCGGAGTCCAAGATTCAACGCCTCCGGACATATAGCGAACGATGAAACCAATTCCAACATACGGAACATTCACCGAGTCGCCGATCGCCGTCCAGCCATCATCTCCTGCGGACGGAAGTCCCTGGATCAGTTTCCGAGCGGTGAGGAGCAGGCCGTCGACGGTCAGTGTCACGGTTCCGGAGCGGAACCGTTTCGTGCCAGACTCGGCCAGCTGATTGTTTGCGTAAAAATTGTTGTCGTCGGGTGTGTCCGGCGCGATCGATACACTCACGCCGCGAGCGAGTTCCTGAGCGCTTGTGTAGCTAATCACCCCGGAGCTTTCTGAATATTCCGCGACATATGGAAAACTGAATCCGGTCACGACCTTACCGGTCGCGCCATGTACTACAGCAGTCATATTCTGTCTCCTCCAATAAAGTGAAAGCTGGCCCAGTGAGTCACTGAACCAGCTTCGCGATTTCTTCGTCGAACGTCTGTGACATCTTTTCCTCACAGGCGTTCTTTGTAGCGTTTGAGGCCTTACGGATGAATGGCTGCTTGACCATCCATGACGTTCCGTTTTCGACCTGTCTGGCGACTGTGACGTTCTTCTCGCCTCGCTCATTCCTGCCCGAAAAACCGAGCTTGACGTTGATGTATCCATCTTCATCCTGCATTCGCGAGATTCCGAATCCGTCGATCAGTCCATCCTTCTGTTCTGAACGAGGGCCGATCTGCATGTCGCCGTTTTTGTGATATTCGTCATCGACCACCAGATCGCGCGCTGCCGCTTTCACGGCATCAGCTACGAGTCCAGCTCCTTTATAGACGGCCCGTCTGACGATCTCATCAGAGTCAGCCTCTAATGTCCGGAGCTGTTCAATGTATTTGTCGTTTCCTTCAAAATTCCACTTCGCCATGTCAAGCTACCGAGAACGACCAAGCCCAATGAATGAGCGCCGTCTCGTCCTCATACTCGACCGAATCGAGGCGCCATGATACATGGCCGCTCGTGTTCAGTGCGTCCTGGATTGAGTCGACCATCTCGTCGTATTCGATCTGTGTGAACAGATCAATGGTGCCGGTAATCTGCTGTTCTTCTACCCGGTTGTTTCCTTTGAATGACTGGTTTGAACCGTCTTCCGACCATACCACGTACCGCTTACTTTTGTCGTGCTCAGGCTTGCGGTAATGGAACACGTCGATGTCTTTAAGATCCAGCAGCAGATCCCGGATCACCTTCACCTTCGTAATCACTGAGCTCATACAGTTCATCCAGCCTTTCCAGCGTCAACTCCGTAAAACGGAGATTTGTCGCGTCATCCTCGCCGCGCGAGACGTTCGTGATCCGAAACTGGTCACCGTTCCCAAGAATCGCATATCTGCCGATGCGCGCCTCTTTTTGAAAACCATGGACCCTCACGATCATATCGATCTGCTCGCGTGCCCCTTTGGCTGCATATTGTCGACGCAAGCCGATCATCCGCTCGTCATACCAGAAACGGCCGATCTTCGTCAGCTGTTCCTTCGGCATGTCTCCGGACTTGGCTACATCCGTCAACTTAGCGAGGAAAACAATACCATCATCGAATTGTCCGTTCATCCGGCCCTCCTGATCGCTTCTTTGTGAGCCCTTTTGTTAAGTTCCCACCGAAGATCTCGAGGCATCGGCCGTTTGTCAGTTGTCTTTCGACTACGATACAAATACACGACATACCTAGACAAGAGCTTGGCGTCCCCCGGATTGTTTAGATCCAGGGTGACGCCTTCCTCTTTGATGTAAATCTTTGACGCTTCAATGTACGATAAGAGACTTTTGTTCAGCTTAATCTGAGCTTCCACGTCCATGTAATCCGTTTCAATTTCGAGATCAGCCTTCACCATCTCAAGCATCTCTGCGTCAGCCATGTGTCAGACTCCTCAGGATACTGTGACGGTGCAGAACGCATTCGCGACGCCAGACGCAGCTGTCACAGTTGTGGTTCCGGTGTCGACTGCGGTGACGACACCAGCGGAGCTCACTGTCACCTTGGAGGTGTCAGCAGACGTCCAGGTCACTGCCATGCCTTCCGGCAGAGTGCTTGCTACCAGCTTCGCTGTGTGCTGTGTTCCGGTTGCGACGGTGACAGAGACAGCGTCCTTATTCAGGAGAATGCCGACTGCAGTGTTCGCCTCATCCGGTGCGAATGCGACATCAGTCGCAGAGATGGAAGTGTTGAGCAGACTCATAACAACGAACGCCTCCGCGATGACCGGCTTGCCATCATAGCGAGCGGTTCCTTTCATGATTGTCTGGTCAGCCAGGAAACGGACATGCTCGCTTGTTGCGAACTTCGCGCCTGCGCGCTCTGCGAGACCGTATCCGTCGAAGTATCCTCCGACAAAGACGTTGTCAGGCATGAAGTCGAGCGTTTCGATCTTTCCACCGAGTACCGGCATTGTGTCAGCCACACCAGTGACAATCCGGCCGTTCGCGTCGGTTGTGATGGTTGCAGCCATCAG